GTGGAAATGCTCTTTGAACTCAACACCCATTTCGCGCAGGTGCTGGGGGCTGACGCGCACGTCCTGAAACATCTCGGGGTAATCGTGAGGGATCTGCCCGCCGCCCATCGCGGCCCGGACGTCGTAATGGGCAATCCATACTTCGTCACCTACAACGCCAGGACGGTAGTAGTCGACCTCGATAACGCCGCCACCATTGTCGCTTTCGGCTGCTGCGAGTAATCGCCTGCGAGCCTCCTCAGGCAATCCCTTTCCTTGTGTGTCGAGCATCTGCCGGACCATATCGGCAGCAGAAGTGCTCTGGGAAGGGACATTCATTTTCTGCGTAGCGCTGGTAAGCCCGCTGATTTCTGTCGCCAGTCTCTTGCTGAATTTCTCAACAGGCACGTTTAGCAGGCGCGACAACACTGCCGCAAATTTTACATTCAGCGGATTGGTGCCGTTCAGATACATCGCGACCGCGGCGGACGAGATATCGGCTGCCTCCGCAAGGCTTGCTTGCGTGAGGCCGAGCGCATTCTTTTTCGATACGAAAAGCGCCTTCGCGGCGTCGCACTCAGCTTTTAGCTCTGGGGAAAGTTCTTTCTTTTTACTCATCAGTGAAATTTAACCGTTGGTTAATTTATTTGCGGCAACCGGCGGTATTGCTAGAATGCTAACCGGCGGTTAATATTGATCTCGAACACAGCCATTCGAGATTTCCAGAATGAAGCAGATCCCACTTACAGAGCTGGTTGCTACGAAAGGGCAGGCCTTTGCGGCCAAGGCTCTTGGGGTCAGCCCTGCCGCAATCAGCAAGGCCATCGCAGCCGAACGAAATATTTCCGTCACCTGCAATCAGGACGGGACTTTTGAAGCGCACGAGCTCAAGTCCTTCCCGGCGCAGACCACCCCAAAGAAGTCAGCCGCCTAACCCAGCCCTGTCACACCGACCCCGGAAGTGAACCAATGGCCTACAAAAACAAGACGCACCGCAACACCCACCAACTGAAGTCGCGCCTCAATGACGCCGCTTACGCCGCTCTCGAGGTGGAAGCGTTAGCGCGTGAGATTCAGCCGGGCGCCTTGGTTCGCGACCTCACGTTGGCGGCTCTGCGGTTCAAGGAGGATTACGGGTACTTCCCGCTGGTCGATGACGGCGAGTCGGACGAGCTGGACGGCTTTCCAGCGCTGGGCGAACTGGCCCGCGAGCTGAAAATTCAGCCTGGTGCACTAGTTCGCGACCTCATACGTGCGGCCCTGAAAGCCAGGCGAGAGCAGGACACGATTTCCCAGGTTAACGACAAGAAACTCAGCGCCTGATTAGGCCATGGAGGAGGCGCCAATGCCTGCAATACACGAAGTAGGGCAGTACACGCAGGACGAGAAGGACGAGCTTGAGCGCTGGGCTGACGAGGTCGGTATCGGCATGGATCAGCTGGCTGATCGAATCCTGCAGATGACAGAGCGAGCGGTCGAGCGGCGCAGTGCTGCTCGCCTCGCATCAGATAAAGCCACCTTGCGAAACCGTCTCTCGGCTCACTGCGCACAAGTGGCGCAGGCAGAAAACGTGGTTTCGATTTTCCCCGTGAGGTAACGGTCTGGCCCCTTATTAGGGGCCAGCGCAGCAACGATTGGGCCAAGCGGGGTTGGCACCTAATAAGGGGCCAAGAAGAAAAGAAGGTCATGGGTTCGTCCCTGGTCGAGCTGATGAAACAAGTATCGGATTTAGCAGGGAGCTGGGGTAGTGCAGTGGAATGGCTGTTGATTCATCCAGTACTCAAATGACAGGCACAAAAAAGCCGGTGGCTAGACCGGCTTCTTTAAAACGTACAACTCTGAGGGGCCATTATGAACACGATCGTCGCTCCAAGCAATACGGTCACCATGTCGAGCCGGGAGATTGCTGAGCTCACCGGCAAGCAGCATAAGGACGTCATTCGTGACATCCGCGTGATGCGCAAGGCGTTGGCTGATGATGGCGCAGATCTGCGCCATCTCCAAGAGGTCAAAGATGGGCGGGATTACACCGCCGAATTCCACCTTGATCGCGTCCTGACCGAAACCCTGCTGACTGGCTACAGCATCCCGCTTCGGCATCGTGTCGTGACACGTTTGAGCGAATTGGAAAACGTGTCACGACAGGTTGTCACGGTTCCGCAATCCCTTCCCGAAGCACTCCGTCTTGCCGCTGATCTGGCTGACAAGAACGGTGAGCTTCAACGCGTCATTTCCGAACAGGCCCCGAAAGTTGCAGCTATCAAACGGCTTGCCGCCGCTGGAGGAGCGATTTGCGTCACTGATGCGGCCAAGCAACTCGGCCTCGCCCCGTCGCGGCTGTTTGCTTGGCTTGAGCAGCACCGCTGGATCTATCGGCGCCAAGGCTGCAAACGCTGGGTTGCCTATCAGCCGCGCATTACCTCCGGGCACATGACCCACAAGGTTACCGCCTTGAAGCCTGACCCCGAAACCGGGATCGAGCGCGCAGCCTTCGACCCCATGGTTACCCCGAAAGGTCTTACCCGTCTCGCTGAACTCATGCAGGAGGCCGCGTAATGGCCGGCGACTGGATCAAATTTGAACTCACCACCTTGGACAAGCCTGAGGTTTGCCAGATCGCCGACCTTGCCGATATCGACCCCGATGCGGTCGTCGGCAAGCTGATGCGCGTTTGGGGTTGGTTCGACCAACAAACCGAAAACGGTAACGCTCCGAGCGTTAGTAAAAAGTTACTGGATCGCCTCGTTGGCGTTATCGGTTTCTGCGAGCACATGAAGTCGGTCGCTTGGATGATCGAACTGGACGGTGTGATCAGCCTTCCGCATTTCGACCGCCATAACGGTAAGACCGCTAAAAACAGGCTTCTCACGGCAAAGCGCGTTGCAAACCACAAGGCGAGTAACGGAAAAAGTAACGCTGCGAACGTTAGCTGTGCGTTACCTAAAGAAGATGTAGAGAAGAATAAAGAACCTCTCTCTGCGCAGGCGCCTGTCGATCCACGCATGCCCAGCGAAATGACCCTCGACTGGGTTCCGGATGAAACGCTGCTGAAAACCTACGCCTTGCACCGCGGCTTGTCCCTCGACCTGTTCACCGAAGTCGTCCGCGTCGCATTCACTGCTTACTACGAGCCTCAGCACCAGGTCAACACCCAGGCTGAATGGGTGGGCATGTTGGTCAAATGGGTCAACAACGACAAAGTCCGGGCAGCGGCCTCGAATGTGAAGCAGTTCAAGCCGAAGCAAGCGCCTGCCTCCGACTACGACGATGACGATATCGAATGGCAGAACGGGGTAAACCCATGAAGACCGTCTCTGTGATTGCCCAAGACTTCTGGACCAAAGCCCAATCGGGTGAGTTCATCGCCGGCGGCGATACGACCCCAGTCGTAAATGAAGCCAACAGTACGCTGGTCACTGCCATCAATGATCTGTTCAAGGAGCTGCGTTCCATTCGCTCAGCTTGGCGCCAAGCCTGGCCAGACAAGGACACCTACCAAGCATCGAAACGCCAATGGTTTCAGGCGTTCCTCGAGGAAGGTATCTGTACTCAGGGGCAGATCGATTTCGGCATGACGCAGGTTCGCAAGCAGCCGGGCGACTTCATCCCTAGCCCGGGCCAGTTCATCGAGTGGTGTAAGCCCACGCCAGAAATGCTGGGTTTGCCGCCGCTTGCAGCCGCGCACCGGGAAGCATGCCGTAACGCACATCCCGGTATGGCGGGGCAGGGTAAGTGGTCGCACGACGCGGTCTGGCACACAGCCAAGGAGTGTGGGTTCGAGAGCCTGAACAAACTCGACACAGCGCTCAGCCTGAAGCTGTTCGATCGTAATTACACCATCACCATTCGGCGCTTGCTGGCGGGCCTGCCGCTCCAGGCGATGCCCAAGGCTTTGCCCGCACGCGCCGAGGCAAGGATAACCCCGGAGGTTGGTCAGGATGCCCTGGCCCAGATGCGCGCCAAGCTGGGAGGTGCTCGTGCCTGATTCTCGCCTTGCCCCGACCAATCCCATTGAGTACCGGTACGCCGTGCACTGCTGCGGCTACAAGTGGGACCTCACTGACAAACCAGATCGCGCTATTGGCCTGTTTGAGCATCGCGCCATTGCTCAGCAGTTCGGTCGCCTGATGTGGCCGAACGCTTTCGAAATTATCGACGTCATCACTGGGGAGAAGGTATGAGTGCCTACCTGAATGACAACCTTGTTCACTTCTGGATCGCCTTCATGCTGATCGTTGGTGGTGGCGCCTGGTGTGCTATCCGCCGTCTTGCTCGCCGGCTTCGGATGGCGCGGAGCGAGCGCAATTGATGGCCGCCGTCGTGCAGTTGCCAACGCTACCGAGCACCAGAGCGCCTCGACTTGACCGCGAAGGCATCGAGCAGGCTGCTCTCATCTCCGAATTGCGCGCCCGGATGCCAAAAGTGGCCGACCTGATCTACCACGTCCCCAACGGCGGGCATCGTCACAAATCCGTCGCCGGAAAGCTGAAACAGCAAGGCGTTGTCGCTGGTATCCCGGACTTGGTCCTGACCATGGCGCGCGGTGGCTACTTCGGTCTGTACATCGAATTCAAGGCTACCCCACCGAATGACGCGGCCGTCTCGCCGGCGCAGCACGAACGCATTCGCAAACTCAACGAACAGGGCTATCTGGCGATCGTGTGCCGTGGGCATTTCGATGCCGTAGAGGCCATCCGCGATTACCTCCGTCTCTCTCCTACTGTCGTGGTGATTCAATGAGTACCGCTGCCGTAAACCTGTCCGATGCCGAGATCAAGCGTCAGGCCGCCGATCCCTCGGTCGATACCCTGCGTGATCCGCGTCACCCTGGCCTGTATTTTCGGTTCAACGAGGGTAGAGCGCGCGGCTCCTGGTATTTCGTGGTGAAGCGGTCGTGGCGCCGGATCGCCGGATACCCCGACCTCAAGGCCAATGCCGTGTTGGCAGTTTTGCCCGAGCTGCGTCAGCGCCTGGTGCTCAAGCCGAACGCCAGTGCAGCCATCGAGCCCTGGAGCACTGTCGGCGATCTGCTCGATTGGTACGGTGATCGGATGTCGCGTGATCGCTCGCTTTCGGACAAGCGCAAAGCCGGCGGCAAAACAGCGATCGCGTGTCACCTGAAGCCACGCCTCGCGGATCTGCCGATTCGTGACGTGAGCGCCCAGACCCTCGACCAGATGCTGATGTGGCCGCTGCAAGCCATCCTGTCGTTGTCCTATGTGCAGCAGCTCTACCGCCTGCTGTCTGCGGCGTTCCGTCAGGCGCACAAGCTGGACCTGATCCCATCTAACCCAATGGCCGGCATGAAGTTCGCGGACTTCACCACCGCTCGCATCGTGCCCAAAGCGGCCCGGCTGCGCGGCGTGCAGATTCCCGACGTCCTCACCCTGTTGATCGACCGTTTCGAGACCGCACCGGCAGACGCCATGCTCGCCCTGATGATGCTCTGCCATGGCACGCGCATCGGCGAAACCCGCATGACGCGATGGGCCGATATCGCGTTGCCAGAGCGTGAGTGGTTCATCCCCGCTGAGCACACCAAGACCCGGACCGAACACCGCCTGCCGCTGACCGACCAGGTATGCGCGCTGCTGCGTCGTTATCGCGCCGTCCAGCTGGCAGCCGGCTATCAAGGCGCCTACCTGTTCCCATCACGCCGTGGGTTGGCACTGAGCGACAACCAGGCGAGCGCCGTATTCACCCGGCTGGGTATGGGTGAGTGGACCAGTCACGACCTTCGCAAGGTGGCTCGTACCGCATGGACTGACCTCGGTATCGACGGGCACATCGGCGAGATGCTGCTCAACCACTCGCTGGGCAAGATCGCCTCGACCTACATCAACACCCAGGCCACCGAGCAGCGTCGACTGGCTCTGGTGAAGTGGCACGACTGGTTAGATGGGCGTGGCTTCAAGGCGATTCACGGGCAGACAGGCGTTAGATATGAAGATTCGCAAAACACCATGCAAGCCACGAACGACGAGGCCTGCAAGGCGATCCCACAATTTGTTAATGGCGAGGTTTAAAAATGATCAAAAAGCAGCATGGCCCCGCCTTCCGCCGCGAACTCAGGCCGCTGATGGAGTGCAGCATCTGTCGCGGTGCGGGCAGCACAGAGGGCGTTTTCCACTGCCTCGACTGCCTGGCTTGCCATGCATCCGGCTGGGTTTGTCGGGCCACTGGCGACGCGGTGCCGTTGGAAGAACTGGTACCGCAACTGAGCATGAAGCTGCGCAACGCCATTGCTGACCTTGCAAGGGCGCGCCAAGCCATCGGCGGTGCCCACGAACAATACGAACGGAACAACCGCCGCGGTGCCGGCGGATCGAACTTCACCGGCGACTGATCGCCGTTCTTTATTTTTGCTGGGGAGAGTCACTATGAAACTGATCGGAGCGCGCCAAGCCTGGACCGACTCGCAGCATGAGTCGAACGCCTCAATATCCGCCGTAGCCATCGACTCGGCCAAGTCCGCCACCATCGCCAGAAGGGCCAGGGCTCGCCAGCATGAGGTGGTCTTTGCCGCCATGGGCGAGGACAAAGAAGAACGCATCAAGGTGACCCGTCAGAAGATCAGCATCAGCGAAACACGCCGCACACCGATCGGGCGATCCACGGCCCGGGCCGCACACCTGGCAATGATGGGCAAGATTCAGCGCGCCATCGGCACGCTGCCATTTCAGGTGCAGCAATTCGGGCACTTCCTTTACCACCCGTGCCTGACCATGCAGCACGTAATGAATGCCGTTCTGCTGATCACCGCCAAGGCGCAGCTACCGGACCTGACCTCGGCTAAGCGCGTGAAGGCTCAATACCTGGTGACGCTGGCATTGCAGTCGTACAAAACAGAGGTCACCGGCGCCGCCGAATGGGGCCCTGCCAGGGTGGCTGCCGAAATGAATACGTTCTTCGGTGTATCGATCGAGCCAAAGCACTGGAATCGCGACTGGTTGGACTTGTGGGAATCACTGAAAGCGGTGATCAAAGAAGTGGATCTTGAGGCTCAATCTCCCGTGTGGCAGTTGATTCACGCGGAGAAAGAAGAATCAGCAGCGTAATCTGTTGACATGGTGGGGGTTTGCAGTTAATTTTCCCACAGTGCGCAACTTACCTCCGACGCACACCTCCTCCTGAACCCGGCCATTGAGCCGGGTTTTTCGTTTTTGGGGTTATCCCCGTGGCCACGCAGGCCTTTTTATTCCACGGTGCCGCTCATGACAGAAGTTTCGCGCATTGCAGACAGCGCCACATTCAAGGTCGCTGTCCCGATATTGCAAACGATCTTATCTGCCGGCGCCATTGGTGCGTTTGTGTATGTGGTGGGCTCGCTCGGATCACTCCAGGTGCAGCTCGCCAACTACCAGACCAATCAGGCTCTCATCGGCCAGCGGGTTGATTCCTTGGAGCGATCGAGGGAGTCGACAGACAAGCTCGTCGACTCCCTGCGCATCTCGACCCAGCGCCAAGAGTTTCAGGTCAACCAGGTAGGTGAGAGCCTCAAGGCTTTAGCCCAGATGGGTAGACCCAAGTGAAGCGTCTTCTGATCGTCCTCATGCTGCTCACTGGGTGCGCACAGACAGACACGATCACCGAGCCGCCCAAGGTTCAACACACCACCCTTTACCGCTACATCAGCGAACCATGCGTTCCAGTCGAAGGCCAAAGCGAGCAGCTGCGGAAAGCTCTGAAGAGTCGCGACGAGTGGAAGCGCTATGCCGAAAGCCTTGAGCAACTACCTGCAGCGAAGAAAGCTCATGACCCTAATCCCTGAATGGCGAAAGTTCTGGCGAATGACCAGTGTTCAATTGGCGATCGTTGGTGTCGCGCTCAATGCTGCGGCCACTGGCTGGTCAGCGTTCCAAGGTGCTGTTGACCCGCTGGTGTTTGCCTCGGTGAACATGGTGCTCGGTGTCGCCGTTGCGGTGTCTCGGGTCATTCAGCAGCCAAAGCTGCGTGAAGACGTACAGAAGCCCGACGAACAATCGAGCTGATCAACGACAGAAAGTATGTGATGGGGAGTCGAGATGTCGGGGCCAATTGCAATATCCGTCCGATACGACGTGAAGGAACTGACCAAGAAGCTTTCGGCTCTTGCGTACAAACAGATCGGATATGCGACAGCTCGTGCGCTGACCGCTATTGGTACCGAGGTTGCGGATGATGAGATTGATAACATCGCGTCGACCTTCAAGCAGCCCCGACCATTTACGCAGAGGTCAGTTGGTGTCCA